GCAACTCGGCAACGACTGCGACCTCGGCAAACACCGCCTCGGCAATCGTCGCACGCGACGCCAGCGGCAACTTCACCGCCGGCACGATCACGGCGAATCTCACCGGCAACGTCAGCGGATCTTCCGGCAGCACGACCGGCAACGCGGCCACGGCTACGGCGTTGGCTACCGGGCGCACGATTTCTATCACGGGCGATCTTGCCTACACTTCACCGAGCTTCGACGGCACCGGCAACGTCACGGCGGCGGGCACGCTTGCGACCGTTGCGACGCCGGGCTCAACCGGCAGCTCAACGGCGATTCCAATCGTCACGATCAACGCGAAAGGCCTGACGACTTCAATCACGACGGCTGCGGTCATTGCGCCGGCCGGAACGCTCTCGGGCAACACGCTCGCAGCCGGCGTCACCGCCTCATCGCTGACCTCGCTCGGAACGATTGCGAGCCTCACCGCGACGGCCGGCACGGTGGCAAACGCTCCGAGCGGTTCAACCGACATCGCGAACAAGCTTTACGTGGACACCGTCGCGCAAGGACTCGACGCGAAAGCTTCGTGCGTCGCAGCCACCACGGCGGACATCACGCTCAGCGGAGCGCAGACAATCGACGGCGTGAGCATCGTCGCGGGCAATCGCGTGCTGGTCAAAAATCAGAGCCTTTCGCAGAACAACGGAATTTATCTTTGCGCCTCGGGATCGTGGACACGCACGACTGACGCGAACACGTGGGACGCGCTAACCTCGGCTTTTACATTCATCGAGCAGGGCACGACGAACGCCGATTGCGGTTTCGTTTGCACAGCGAATGCCGGCGGCACGCTCGGCACGACCGCTCTGCCGTGGTCGCAGTTCTCGGGCGCGGGAACATTTACCGCCGGCACCGGGCTGACGCTCACCGGATCGGTCTTTTCGCTCACCACACCGGTCGCAGTCGCCAACGGCGGCACCGGTCTGACGAGTCTTGGGTCTGGTGTTGCGACGTTCCTCGGAACGCCGTCGAGTGCAAATCTTGCGGCGGCGGTCAGCGACGAAACGGGATCGGGTGCGCTCGTGTTCGCCACGTCTCCAACCCTCGTCACGCCAATCCTTGGAACACCTCAGAGCGGCACCCTTACGAGCTGCACGGGCTTGCCCATCAGCACGGGCGTCTCGGGTCTTGGCACGGGCATTGCAACGGCGTTGGCGGTCAATACGGGCAGCGCGGGTGCTCCGGTGCTGTTCAATGGTGCGTTGGGAACGCCTTCAAGCGGCACGGTCACGAACCTGACGGGCACGGCCTCAATCAACATCAACGGCACGGTGGGAGCCACGACGCCAGCGGCGGCTAGCGTGACGACGTTGGCATCAAGTGGAGTAATTACAAATACGCTCGCAGGCGGCAGTTTGTCCTTTAATTCAGTTTCGGGCAACACAGCCGGCACTTACAATCAGTTCACTACTTCAGCGGGAGCAAAAATCTATTACGGAATTGGCTCTCAGATTGTAGGCGGCACGACGGTAAACGACTTTGTTTTAGATTCGATTTCTGGAAATGTAATTATTTCAACAGCCGAAACAGCTCGCGCCACCATCACCTCCACCGGCCTAAACTCCACGGCCATCGGAGCCACGACGCCGAGCACGGGCGCGTTTACGACGTTGAGCGCGAGTGGAACCAGCCTGACATTAGGCACCAACTCCGGTTCTGGAACTGCGCGACGAGTCTTCGATGTTGAAGCAGGCGGGTATGCGTCACCCGGAGCTTTTAATACCGACTCTAACGGCGACAAAATAAACCTGTTCAAAGGTGGCGCTGGCTTGAGCTTTGATGCACGCATCGGCGTCGGAACTGCAAACAATGTTTGGTATCGTTCCTCTGGTAGCACGTCAGGCGCGGGCGTTCACGAGTTTTATGTAGGTAGCACGCCGACATTGATCCAATCAATCTCCTCCACCGGCCTCGCCGTGACCGGGGCGTTGTCGAGCACGGGAGCACTTGCCATCGGAAACACCGTCGCCACAGCCGTCGCCGTCGCCTCGACGCACAAGGTCACAATCGTCATCGGCGGCGTCACTTACTACCTTCTAGCCACAAACGTCTAATTACATGACCACTGAACAAGCACTCCAGAACCTCTACGCAGCCGCCCGCCAAGCGCCATTAAAGGCCGACGACCACGATCTTGTCCGCAAGTGCGCGGAACAGATTGCAGAGGCGTTAAAGCCAAAGGAACCGAAAGCCGAGTAACATGGCCGGAACCACCGACACGAACTGGCGCAGCTACGTTGGGCCGCAGGACAACGGGCTGACGGTGAACGCGGCTGAGTGGCAGGCTCCGCTGGATCCAGAGAACTGGGACGACTTGGTGAAATGCTCGAACTGCACCGGGCTCACTATAAGCGGGCTCACGATTCCAGCGGGCCGCGAGGACTCGATTGATTGCGTGCGCGGCGGCAATTACACGGTGCAGAACTGCACGGTTCATGGCTCGGTTACGATCAAGGGCGCGATCAACGGTCTGACGCTTTACGGCTCGGTCGTGAGTGGCACGATTGAGCTGGGGCAGTATGACAACTATTGGGAGCCGGGCCGCGCTCCGACGCAGAACGTTTCAATACTGGACTGCACTTCACCGGATGGCTCGCCGATTCGCGTCAAAGTCTGGGACGCCGAAGTGCCGTTCGTCCGAAATGCGAACGTGAAAATAACCAAAGTGCCGAAATGGATTTGGCTTCCTTACTTCCTTTTCCGCCGTTTGACGAATCCGAAGAAGGTATAACCCATGTTTCCTCTCGCTGAAGTTCTAGGCATCGGCACGAAGCTCATCGACAAGCTGATTCCGGACCCAGAAGCCAAGGCGAAGGCGCAACTGGAACTCGCGCAGCTGGCGCAGAACGGCGAGCTGGCGAAGATGAACGCGGACCTCGAAGCCTACCGCGTCGAGCAAGACAACCTGACCGACCGCCTCAAAGCGGACATGGCTTCGGACTCGTGGTGGTCGAAAAACATTCGGCCAATGACGCTCGCGGCGATCCTTGCTGGCTACTTTATTTTCGCGGGCATGTCAGCCTTCGGATACAACGCCAACGAGTCTTACGTTTCGCTGCTCGGTCAGTGGGGCATGCTCATCATGTCGTTCTATTTCGGCGGGCGCACTCTTGAGAAAATCATGGAGATGCGAAAAAAATGAACGACCACAAAGACCTGATGGAAGTCGCTAGGCTCTGGAAAGAGACCGGCTGGCTGACTGCGGTCATCGGCGGCGCTGGCATGGTTGCGCGACTCTTAGCCAACCCGATCCAAGGAACGATCTGGGACAGCGTGCGGCGCGTCATCATGGCGGCTATCGTCTCGACGCTCGCTTGGTTCATCGTTGAGCAAATCGAAGTCAGCTCACTTGTGAAGGCGGTCACCTACGGCGTCGCCGGGCTGCTCGCGCCGGAGATCATCGACGGCATCACGACGCTGGCAAAAAAGTATTCCAAGAACCCGGGCAAGCTGCTCAAGAAATGAACCCGAAGGTCATCACGGCGGCGCTCGCAGCGGTCGTCGTTTGTTTCGCAGGCGTCGGAGTGGTCACGGTCAAATCGGTCTCGAAGCACATCGCGGCGAGCGACAAAGAATTTGCGATGACGAGCAACGTGCTCAGTCCGCTTTTCGACATTTACGGGCTGGCTATCGTGGACGGTCAGGCAAAGGCAAGCAAGGGACTGATCAACGCGAACGAGTTTTGCGACTCGCTGGCGAAGCTCCAAGCTGAGGCGGAGCGATTGCTCGCAGAATTTGGCAACCCGACACAACTCGTGGCGCAGCACAAACTCGTTGCAGCCTACCTCAAAAAAGCGCGGTCAGCCTGCGACGCCGGGCAAATTGAAACGCTCAACTCGCCCGCCATGACCGCCGAGCTTTACGCGGTTATCGAGCCGATGACGGCGCTGATCAACAAGGCTCTGCACGAAGAGCTGACGATTTCGCGAACGCACAAGGACGCCGCGGATCGGGCTCTGCTTACATTTGAACGCTTTGCAAGCGTCGCGGCCGGGCTTGGAATGGTCTTTGCCGTCGCTCCGTGGATCGGCGCGAAGAAGAAGCCGGTCGTCGCAATCGCTCCAAAGGGTCGGAAAAAGAAGACAAAGCGCTGATCGGTTTTGACGGCCATCGCTTAGGCGATGGAACCCGTCATTACTTTCTCAGCCTCCGCAGGCGTCATCGATGCCGAAGCCGGCATCATTCGCGGCGTCTCGCTGATCACGAAAGGGCCGGCGCTGGGCCACGGCGTTATGATTGACGACAAGACCTTGGAGCAGGTGAAGACCGCGGCCGAGCAATACGCGGGCGGGCTCAAGGTAAAGCTCAACCACAGCGGCGGCGCCGGCGACATCGTCGGCTACATCGACACTCTGCGCATCAGCGGCGAGAAGCTGCTCGGCGATTTGCACCTTTTGCAAACTTCGCCGCATCGCGCTTACATTTTGGAGATCGCCGAGCGGATTCCAGACACGTTCGGGCTCTCAATCGCGTTCTCGGGTCCGTCGGAAAAAAGCACGGACAAACTCACGACTTTGCAACGGTGCTCGGAAATTTACTCGGTCGATCTCGTCAGCGAACCCGCTGCGAACCCGAACGGATTTTTTGCGCGCAAACTCAAACAATTTGAGAGCGACGCCAGCGAGTCGCCGGAAGCAGAAATCAAAATCGAAATTCCTATGAACGACGAAATGAAAAAGGCCATCGAAGGCATGATTCAGTCTGCCATGATGGGCATGAACGAAAAAGTCGCGAAGCTCGAAAGCGCTCTCGCTCCCAAAGAAGAGAAACCCGCCGCGATGAGCGCACAGAACGAAGTCGTGCAGCTCGCCGCCAACGCCGCCGCACTCGCAGCGGTCAAAGAATTTGCCAAGTCCTTCGGTGCGCCAGCCGCCCCGATTGCCTCGGCCGAAGCAGTCAAACCAGTCGCAAAGGTCGAGAAGTTCGAGGACGTCGTCGCCGCAAAAGCCACTGAGCTGAAGGGCAACAAATCCGAGGCCATCACCTTCGCGATCAAAAACCATGCTGACCTCTACGCCGCCTATCGTGCGCGCGTGCAGGCCGGCGAACTCGTCAAACTCTAATCAAAACCTACCATGGCCACTTCATTTAACCACACCGGCACTTTCTTGGCGAACTCGGCTATCACCGCGTTTCGTCTCGTGTCGATTTCCAACAACCGAGGTGTCGGTCTTGCAGCTACCGCCTCTTTGCCTGACGGCGTCGCAACGATTGACGCCGCTTCCGGCGATCAAATCACCGTCGAATTCCTCGGCGGCGGCACCATTAAAGCTACCTTGCTCGCCGGTCCTGTGACCGTGGGCGACACGCTTTTCTCCACCGCCAACGGAACCGTTGCCATCACCGGCACGATCACGGTCGGCAAATCTCTCAGCACCGCTTCGGACGCATCCACGATCATCGAGATGCTTCCCAAGAACATCTAATCCTCAAAAATAAATTACCATGTATTCAAATTCCGCAGCCATTTTCCGTGGCGACATCGCTGGCGTAGTTGAGCAGGCAAAAGACTGGGAGGCCGGTCTGATCGGCACCGCCGTCATGCCAATCCTCGACGTGCCAGTCCGCGCCGGCCAATACCCATCGTTCGTTCTCAAAGAGGGCCAGCTTCTCAAGAGCGACATGAAGAACCGCGCTCCATACAGCGATTACGCTCGTGGCACCCGCGCCTTCACCCAAGACACCTACACCGCTCTGGAATACGGCTACGAGGAGGCGGTTGACGATACCGTCACTCTCGACGTTGCCCGCTTCTTCGATGCCGAGGTGATGGCCGCAAAACTCGCCAAGCGCAAACTCTTGCTCGCGCACGAGCTTCGCGTCGCCTCGAAAATCTTCGATACCGGCGCGTTCACCTCGACCAACTCTGGCACCGCCTACACCGTCGCCAATTTGGCCACGTTCGACGTCGGCCAAGACGTGCAGGAGGCTCTCGACCGGATGCTTGCTCGCGGCGAGTCCACGACCAACACCCGCGTTGTCATCCCATACCCAGTATGGACCCGCCTCCGCGCTTCCACGAAATTCCAAAACCGTTTGCGCGGCACCGGTCTTTCGTCGGACACCATCCTGAACGCCAGCACCCAAGCGGCCGCCGAAGTCTTCGGCGTCGCCGAGGTTCTGATCGGTCGCGCTTCCTACGACAGCGCACCCGAGGGAATCGCCTTCTCCGCCGCAAACGTCTGGGCCAACACCTACATTTGGGTGGGCTCGGTAACGCAGGCTTCGGCTGGCTACTTTGGAGGGGGAGCAGGCTTCACGTTGAACTGGTCCGAATACGGTCCAGCCATCGGCGTCTCGACCTACCGCGAAGAGAAGATCAAGTCGAACATCGTTCGCGCCTCGCAATATACCGCCGAGAAAATCGTGAACTCGAACGCTGGTCAGCTTATCGCGACCCAGTATTCCTGATCTTAACTAGGTTCGGAAAACAGCCTCACGCTTTACGGCGTGGGGCTTTTTGTTTTGACCGCTCCGAGCGTTGGTCAAGACCTGACGCACACAACACAACGACCATGATACTTTCGCTTTGCGTAATTACGGGAAACGAAGCGGCGCAAATCGGCGCGATGCTCGACAGCTTCGACGGCGTGATTGACGAGGTCTCACTCGTTCGCGCCATCGGCTCGCAGGAACCGGACGCGACCGAGCAAATCGTCCGCGACTGGTGCGCGGCGCACTCGGTCGGCTTTATCTTCTCCGAATACAAGAACGGCGCCACGGCGCAGGCATGGAAGCACGTCGATTCGTTCGCCCGAGCGCGCAACCAAGCGTTCGCGCAGGCGTGCGGCGACTGGCTAATTTGGGCCGACTGCGACGACGTGATTGCGGACGCCGAGAAGCTGCGGGACAGGCTCGCCGAGCTATCAGACGACGTGCTCATGGTCCGTTGTCCCTACGACGTGCGCGGGACCGGGAAGAAGCTTCACCGAGAGCGCATCGTGCGGCGCAGCGCATTTGCAAGCGGGCGCATCTGGCATCACGACGTGCACGAGAATCTGCTCCTACTTCCGAACGACCGGCACTTTGACTGGGCGACGCCGGTCTGGCATCACCAGCCGATTGCGATCAAGCAGGACAACCGCAAACGAAACTTGGCGATCCTCGGGCGCAGCGTGGCCGAGTCCGCCACTCAGTATTTCTACGTCCACCAAGAGCATTATTGCGCGGGCAACAAGACGGCGGCGGAACAGTTCGGACGCATCGCGCTAAGCTTTCCGAACCTTGACGACAGCTTCCGCTACGAAGTCGGGCTCAACCTTGCGCGGCTCGTCGCTTCCCGGCGCGAGGCAATGCAGTTCGCAATGTCGGCGCACGGTGTTTTCCCTTGGTGCCGCGAGGCAATCGCGTCGATTATCCTGCTCGCGTTCGAGCGCAACGACGGCAAGCGGGCGAGCTTCTGGGCGTCGCGGATGCTGAGCCTGCCCGAGCCTACCGAGAAGGACCGGCCGTGGACTCACGAGGTCAAGTGGTATGGCTGGGCCGGGCACGACCTCGCGGCGCGTGCGTTCCGTCTCGCCGGCCAACTCGACGACGCGGCTGCGATGCAGCTCGTGTTTCACAAGCACACCCAGCCGAAGATCCGGCTCACGCAAAAGACGCTCGGCAACTCGACCAAATCAGTTGCGTTCCGCGACGCTTGGCTCTCGACGGCGGCGCAGCCGGAGCGCATCGAACACCGCTTCCTCGTGCGCGCTGACGATGCCGAGACGATGGGGATGGCTAAGCAGTTCCTGCACGACGTAGGCGAGCCGAGCGCAGCCGAGCCGGGCGTGATTCAGGTCAACGCAGAGGACGGCATGGTGGCACCGCACGGCTGGGACGAACGCATACTTGCGAGCGGCTGCACGCTGATCGACGCGGAGAACATCGAGCAAATTCTGGGAGCTAAAAAAGCATGATTCCCGAGCCTGCAATCGTCGTCTGCACAACCAACGCGCGATGTCTGGACGTGCTCAAGGCGTCGGTCAAAGCCTACGTGCCGCGCAACATTCGCACCTATTATTTTCACGGCGTCGGTAACACGTTCGGCGAGGCTTACAACCACGCGGCGAGCATCGCGTTTAAGGAGCACGACGAGCTGGTCATTTGCAACGACGACATAGTTTTTACGCCGACGACGTGGGAGACCCTGCTTTACGACGCCTACGCGTTGCGCCAGACGTTCGGGAAAATTGGCTACGTCGCAGCACGCTCGGACTACGCACGCGGGACGCAAAACATCCGTTGCGGCAAAGGGCGCTTGGATTTGCTGCGCTTTGAGTCGGAGGAATACGTGGTCGAGACGCGGGTCATCGCTCCGATTTGCGCGTGGATTCAGCGGGAGGCATGGGTGGACTTCCCGCCGATCAACTGGTTTTCCGACGACGTGCAATGCGCGGACATGAAGCGCCGGCACTTCATCTCGCGGGCCTACGTGCATCACGTCGGCTCTCAGACCTGCGGCAACGACGGTGCGAAGTGCAAGGCCGACGCCGAGCCGTGGCTAAAAGCGAACCGGCCGGCGATGCACGCACAGCACTTCGGCGCGGTTTGACGAACTAAGCATTTATATGGCCGCCGTCCGAGACTTCGACCCGACGCAGATAAACTCCGACTTCTCCGCGATCTTGGAGCAGGCCGGCATTTCGTTCACGTATCAGGGCGTCGCGGTGACTGGCATCTGGTCAGCGGCGAGCAATGCGTTTGCCGACTTCGAGGACCAGCGCCGCGATGACAGCAAGTTTACGATCTTCCTTTTGACGACGAGCGTCAGCGCTGCGCCAAAGGTGACGCAGACACTGTCCCGAGCTGGAATCACCTATTACGTTGAGCGCGTGACGCTGGACGCCGAGGGCGCGGGATGTGAGCTGGGCGTCGCTAAGGTTATATGATTTCGATCTTCTCAGACACCAAGAAGCTCGAATATGCGCTGGCGAGACTCGCCGACGCCGCAAAGGTCGATCTTGGTCTGGTCATTAAGCAGGAAGGCGCATACGTCGCCCGGACGATCATGCAGATCACGCCGCCGACTGGCGACAAATTGCCGAAAGGTTCGCAGACTCAGATCCCACTCGTAACCGGCGGAACGATCACGAAAACCAAAGCGGGCGGACTCAGCACGAACGCACGGAAGCAAGGCGAGAACGCAATTTTGGGCGATTTGTTTGGCGGGCGACAACTGGCGAAGGAAAAAAGCATCGGGCTTTTTCAAAAGATCGGGAACTCAACGGAAGTTCCGCCACGCGACGGGCAGAACGAAACGATGGGCGTAAACCTCGGCTGGGAAGGCTCGAAGAAAATCCGCATTTATCGCAAGTTCTGGCAACCGGGCGCATCCATTGCTCAGATGCGGGCGTTTCATTACGCGAACAGAAATTCACGCGGGAGGCCGAAACAAGTCACGCGCAGCGCAATCGGTCGCTGGCAGGTGCAGGATCAAATGTGGATTTCTAATCAGGCGGCAGACGCGTATCTGAAATACACTCAAAAAAAGGTCGGTCTCGCGAAGGCTGGATTTGCTGCGGCTGCAATGGCGTGCGGCGTTCGCGTGCCGGCTTGGATTCGTCGGCACATGGCAAAGGCCGGAACCGCGCAAGTGCAGTTCGGGCAGAATCCTTTCGTGAGCGCACGGACCACCGGCAACAAGATTCCAGACCTGCAACGCGTGGTCGATTCGGCTTTGAAAATTCGCTACAAGGTCACGCTCTCGAAGATCCGAGCACTCAACGCCAACCGCGCCGTGAATCTTGGATTCGCAAAAGTGAAGGGCGGCATGGTCATACCCAAAGAAGCATGAGCACCCGAACAAACATCCGCAACGCCACCGCCAACGCATTGACCGGCGCTCTCGTAGTTCCGACGGCGAACATCCTCAGAGGCAGGAACAACACGATTGCGAGCATCAGCTTCCCGGCCGCTGCCGTTTACGCGGTCAGCGAGCAGATCGAGGTGCGCACGCTCGGGCCGAGCAACCGCACGCAATACCGGCAGCTTCAGCTCGTGGTGGACTACTTTACCGCCGAGAGCGGAACCTATCTGATTGACGACCTTTTCGACACCGGCAGCGCAGCGGTTGAGGCGGCGGTTCTCGCGGACGTGACGCTGGGCGGGCAGTGTCAAGACCTGCATTTGACGAGCGTCGAATATACGATTGAGCCAGACGAGGACCGGCGCTTCGGCTCGGCTCGGCACACTTTCAACTGCATTTATTTTTCAACCGACTAACCTCATTTTATGGCAACCAAACTCGGCCGCGAAGGCCTAATCAAATTATCCAGCACGACGATTGGCGAGCTGCGCAACTACGCTCTGACCCACACCTCCGACACCGTGGAAGATTCGGTCATCGGCGACACCTACCGCACCCGGCTCGCATCCATGAAATCGTTCTCGGTTTCTGGTGACCTTTACTGGGACGAAGGCGACGCCGGCCAGCTCCTCATCACCATCGGCTCGCAGGTCACGCTCAACCTTTATCCAGAGGGCGGCAGCACCGGCGACGTTTACTATTCCGGCGCGGCCATCGTCACCCAGTTTAACGTCTCCGCGTCATTCGATGGCATTATCGAGGGCTCGATCGCCTTCGAGGGCAACGGTCCGCTCAGCACTCTGACGGCTTAATTTCGCAGGCAAAACACACAACACACACATGGACGCAATCGACCTCGTCAGAGAACATTTCGCATCACTCGGCACGCGCAAAATCGACGTGCCGGAGTGGAAGCTAGTCGTGCACGCAACGCCGGTAACGCTCTCGGAAAAGAACCGGCTTTATCGTCGCAGCAAAGAGAACGACATGGAGCTTCTCGTCGATATTTTGATCATGAAAGCGACCGACGAGCACGGCGTGAAGCTGTTCACGATTGAGCACAAGCCGACGCTGCTGAACAAGGCCGACAGCAATGTGGTCGGCCGCGTCGCAAACGCCATTCTCGCGGACGACGCGCCGAAGGTGGACGACCTAAAAAACTGATTTACGGTGGGGAGGCGGCAGACCTCCTCGCCGTTTACGCGCTCGCGGATCGTCTGCACAAATTTGCCCACGAGGTGCTCGCGATGCCGGCTCAGGAACTGAACGGCTGGCTGGCTTACATCGAACACCAAAACCGAAAACTTAAAAACCATGGCTGA